TGCCGACACTGTTCACGGTCAGAAAACCGTCAGGGGCAACGGAAACCGCTTTGTCATCGCCCAAGAAAAGGACATTGTTACCCGTTCCCGCCGGGGATAGGGTAGCTGTTACTCTCAGAATGTCTTTGTTCCCTTTGGTTATTTTCTTAGGAAACTCTAATGTCATTCCCGTTGGCTGTTTACGGTCTTTAGCCGTGATTGTCTGCTCCAATTCTTCCAAACGGGCGAGGGCGGCGTTCATTTCAGCCACACTTTCCGTTGCTTCTGCCGCCGCTTCTCCTGCGGCTGACGCTTGTTGTTGAGCGTTTGTGGCAGCGGTATTGGCTTGCGTTATTGCAGCATTCACACGCCCTGCCGCCGTATCTGCCGCCATAGCTTTTTCGTTTGCCAATGCTGCCGCATCGTTGGCTTTTTTTGCGGCTTCTGTGGCTTTTGTGCCCCGTGCGAGGCATTTCCACCAAGCGGTTTCAGTGACGGCGTGTCCCTTGTTATTGTCTTGTAACGACAAATAGGAACTGTCTTCCGTGTCAACAAAGTCAAACCGCTTGTAAGTCTTTCCGGCGTTATAAGAACCAGCGTCCGTGAACGCCACTTTTCCTAAAGGTATCTTTGTCATATTCGTGTAACTTTAAGTTATCCAACATTCAAATAAAGTTCTCCCGTCTGTTCATCAAACTTGATAAGTTTGTCGCTTACTTCATCTTCAAATTCCATGTATAGAATCATGTCATCATCGTCTATGCTGAATGTCGGGTACAGCACGCCGCCTTTTGCGAGCACACCTGTATCGACATACTTTTTCTGAGCTTCATCCCATTTCCACCAATTTCCATTGTCTCCCATTTTGGGCGGGTTGTCAGCCTGTTCCTTTGCCCGGTCAGCTTGCGTGTCAGCGTTCCCCGCCGCCTTATTAGCTTTCGTTGCGGCATTGTTTGCAGAGGAAGCGGCACTGTTGGCTGAGTTGGTGGCGGTCACGGCAGTTTCCTTTATCTCTTCTAAATCTTCACGGGCTTTGTCCGCATTGGAAGCGGCGGTATTTGCCTTTGTTGCCGCATTGTTTGCGTTGGTTGTGGCGGTATTTGCTGCTGCGGTTGCCTTGTCAGCGTTTCCCGCCGCCGTGTTTGCTTTCGTAGCCGCACTGTTGGCAGAGGAAGCGGCACTGTTGGCTGAACCCGCTGCGGTGTTCGCACTATTGGCGGCTGTCTCAGCTTTTTTCGTTGCGGCTACGGCATTTTCATAGGCGGTCTGAATGTGTTCCAGACTGACCTTGACGCTCGTTTGAACCCCATTTATCAGCTTAACGCCGATAGTGTATAATCCTTTCAGATTGTCGGAAAGGGTTAATTCGCTGATTTTAATTCTTTTCAATCCCATAATGTCATATTCTTTTTCGTAAGTCAATCGCAAACTCCCCGTCTTCTGTCACAACCAAATCCCGTGTTTCCGTGGCAAGCACAAATTCATCGTCTTCAAGCCTGAATGAAATGAAGCATACGGTAACGGTAAATTTGAGCCATATTTTATCAGAGGCGTAAAACTCGGACACGGAACAGCTTTTATAATGGCAGGGGTATTCATATCCCGTTTCATCAGAGTATAACAGCCGTTGTTCAGGACGCACAAGGTCATACAACAGAGCGTTATAGTTGCGCCACAGTTCAGTCAGTGAGGCGGCTTTCATAAGGCAGTTTATCTTTACGTCCTTTGCCTTATAGGTCACTTTCTCCCCGTCATATAAAGCCCCGTTCAATTTGTTGATATTACGCAGGAGGCTGGTCTTGACATTCGGCGATTTCTCTATTTCATTAAGCGTTCCCTCCAACACATGAACCCCATAAACTGAGAACGGTTTCCCGTCAAGTTCATAATAATCAGAGCCGGGAACAGTGCTTTCAGGTTCTTTGTAGGTGTACCCGTCCAAAGGGAAATCATCGGCAAGCTTTATCGTGATGAAACCGAGAAGCGTTGCCAAATCCGTGTTAGGGTTTGACACAAGACGAAGGCGGTAAGTACGTCCTATCTCCCTGAAATCAAACGTATGATAGGCTTTGTCTGACAATCGTTCTATGAAGCCTCCCCAACGGTAATCCATGCCTGAGAGAACAATTTTTAAGGAAAATTCCTTCGTGTTCAAGGTAGGTTCTGACAAGTCAGGTTCTATGCCGTCTTCTTCCTGCCAGTCGTTGCTTGTGACCGCTTTCAAGGGCGGGAACGCCACAAGTTCATTGTAGCCCCCCTCCTGAACATAGATGCCGTACTCTGTGAACGCATCCTTGCCGTCTATGTAAAATCGTCCTGACATCATAATATTACCGCATTACCTGACACGTTACGAATTTGTTGGCAACCCGTTGACCCCTTGACGGAAACAACCGCCCAACCCGAGGCGTTGATGAACGCCTTAGCCCCGTGAAGAAGAAAGATTTCATGGCGTTCAAGCGTGTCGCAGTTTATCGTTGCGCTTGTACGCCCGATAAGAGCCGCTTTTTCGGGGTTTCTCAGCGTGATTATACCCGCATCAATGTAAACACCGTACTTCTCGGGGTTGAACGGCTTGAACAGCCTGAAAGTCGCTATATTCGGGAAACGGTGTTTAATACAGAACTCCATACCTTGTGGAGTTGTGAACAGTCGTATAAGGCTCTGTAAATCTTCCGTGCCTTTGAACATATCACACATACGGTATTTTTCTGCCATATTGGGTAGGGAGCGACTATCGCACTCCTGCCGGGCTTGCTCTTTGGCAACCCTCCATTGGGCGTAAACTTGTCTAATAATGTCTTCCATATCAATGTTTCATTTTTATGCCTTTCAAGGCGAAATCGTTAACTGTATCTTTTGTCTCTTTGACTGAGCTTTCAATGCTCTCAATGCGTCCTGCCATGTTTTCGGTGTGTTTCTCAATGTTCAATACTGACTGTAAAATCATGTTCACGACAGAAAGAATGATTTTCGTGTTCTCAGCGATTGAATACGTGTGCCCCTGAATGGCTGTCGCACGTCCGTTCAATTCATCAACACTTTCTTGCGAAGCTGTGGCAATACCTTTTTGAGAGGCTTCACGGGTTGCATCTGCCGTGACTTCAAACATTGATTTAACGCTTTCAGGGAGGGTTTCCCATATCTTGGCAAAATCAGCCCCAACAGCGTTCAGGTCAGAAGCGAAACCACTCATAGATTGAATAACAGCGTCAAGACCGACAAACTGACCGTCCTTGAACCATTTAGCCTTGTACTTGTCGAATATCTCCCCAAGAGGTTCTTCAAGAAACTTGGAAACCAACATTCTTTTCATCACGTCAGCCACGATGTCTTTGACCTTATCGCCCCATGCCTCGGCGTAATCTTCTCCCGCTTGAAACGCTTCAAAAAAAGCGTCTCCGAGTTCTTTGGCTATATCGGAACTTGAACCACCGATAATGTCTTCTACCATGTCGTTGATGATGGCGACAGCTTGTGAACCGAGTTCTTCAATTTTTCTGTTCCATTCATCAATCTTGCCATGATCCGTGTCTTTCTTATCCTCTTCGTTTCTGATTTGTTCTTGAATAAGAAGTTGCTGCTGGGCGAGGTTTTTAAGCTGCTCTTGGGCGTTACTGTATTTTTCACCCCCGAGAGCCTTGTCAGCCGTGTAAGCGATATTTGCATACGCCGTGGCGAGTTTCTCAGCGGTCTTTTGAAGCAGTTCTGCGTTGTTTGAAACGTTGCTGAACAGAAGTCGCCAAGCCCCCGCTACGTCATTGACAGCGATTTTGTTTCTCAGGAGTTCTTTGTAAGTCTCGGATAAAGCCCGTTTCACACGTTCAACCGCTTTCCCGCTGTTTTCTTGTAACCGTACAATATCTGCATTGTCAAGCTCCCATTGAAGTTGGTCTATTCTGTCCTGCAGGGCTTCAATTTCTTCTTGCTTCTTGTCATCATTGTTGAATAGGTTTACAATCTGCATTGCTATTGACATTGCAGCCGATATGATAGTCAGGATGACAGAAGCCTTTTCTACCGTTTGAATGGCTGTTGCCGCCGCTGTCGCTGTTCCCTTAATACCGGTTGCAGATATATTCACGAGCTGAACAATGCCGTTTATCATTGACAGAGAAGCGGTCATAATGCTGCCAGCCGTTGAAATGATTTCGCCTGCCACGCCGCCAACTGTGTCGCCGATACTCTCAAACTCCCGTTCACATTCTTGAAGCGTTTTATACAAATCTTCCCACTCTTTGATTGAACGTTTATCGGGGCTGACATCGTTTTTCGCTTGCGCTTTTTCCACTCCTTTTTTAGCCGTTGATACCTTTGCACGGGCAACGGACAACTTATCAGAAGAACCTCCGTTCTTTTCAAGTTCTTCAAGTTCCTTTTCCGCTTGCTCCAATACCTGCTTCAACTGTTCAAGGGTCATGTCGGCTATCTTCTCACACCAAGCATTATATGTTTCTTCACGTTGGGCAAACTGTTCATCAATTTTCTGATACGCCTCTGTTTCGGCACGGTTCAGTTCATCCACGTTCCCTTGTGTGACCCCTTGACGAAGTTTTTTATTCCCGTCTTTATCCGTTTCATAGAGGCTTTCACGCTTCTTGGCGTATTCTTCGGCGATTTGCTCACGTTGCTGTTCATAGGTCAGGACATCTTGCAACATATCGTCAAGGGCTTGTTTGTTGCCTTTGACCTGAATCTGCCGTGCTACTTCGGCATAAGACTTTAACATCGCTTGCTGCTCGGAAGAAAGGTCAGCGGTTGTCAGGTTCAAGGAAGCCCGGTATTCAAGCTGTTGTTCCTTTGTCGCTTTCGGGTTCTGATTGAGCCATTCAAGCACTTTTTTGTCTTTCAGGTCTTCAATCATTTTCTGCGCCCGTTTATCGTTCTCGGCGATAAGGCGGTCATAGTTCAACTGCACCTGCGCAACGGTCTTTTCATAACCGTCTTCAAGTTCGTTGATTTGAGCCTGACGGATGTCTATCTCGGCTTGTGAAACTGCTTCTGAAACTTTTGCTGAATACTCCTTGATTTTAGCCGTGCGTTGGGCTGTTTCATCGGCGATTTTCTGCTGCTCTTTAGCTAATCTCTTTTCCTCGTTCTTTTCCTGCGTTGTCTTCTGGCTTGTACCCGCTTGTTCAAACAGTTTTTGAAAGTCAGATGAAACAGAGGTCATTTTCTCAGAATACTTGTTTATACGAGCGTCTATTTCGTTCAGAACAGGGTCATTGGCGATTGTCTGTTTGAACGCTTCACGGGCTTTTCTCGCACCCGCCTCGGTATAAACCCATGCTCCGCTGCGGTCAACGTATTCATAGCCTCCTTGTGTCGTGTGTGAATATCCCGGCACTTTGCTTCCCGCCTGAATCTTATCCATTTGGTCTTCAAGAGCCATTTGGCGTTCAACCCTCTTTGCGTAGGCTTCATCAAGACGGGATTGCCATGCGGCGGCTTCCGCACGTTTCTGAAAGGCTTTCATCATCAAGGAAGTGTTCTTGACAAAGATGTTTTCTGCATCATTGACGCTGTTGACGGCTATTCCTAAATCCTTGAACTTATCCTGACTTTCTTTTATCCATTCACGCTTTTCATGGGCTGATTTGCAGTTCTTGTATTCTTCTTGAAGATGTTTGTACGTTGAAATGGCTTTACCCGCAGATTCGCTAACTTGCTTGTTGAACGCTTCGGCTTCCTCACGTTCTTTTTTCAAAGCGTCAGCGGCTTCGTCTGTTGACTTTCTGAAAGCGAGGAACGCTGTTACGGCAGCAGCGAGAACAGACAGAACCAAACCAAGCGGATTTGCTTTTACCGCCATGTTGAAAAGCAACATAGCGTCTTTGGCTGAACGTATAGAGGTCGTTAGAGACAGAAAAGCACTAACAGTTCCCCAAATGTTCATCAATTTATGTGCGGCGGCGACAGCGATAACGGCGGCTTTATATGCTCCGTATGTAGCGATGACCGTCAACAGGATATTGCCGACTGTTTCCCAGTTTTCAATCAAGGTTGAGACAAGACCAAGAGAGGTGTTTATTACCCCCTCCTGCGACTGACCGATGGTATTGAACATTGAGTCGATAGCGTCCTCAATGTTTGAAATCTGCCCCGTGATTGTTTTGGACTTCGCTTCCATAAGACCTCCGAACTTGCTGCCCTCGTTCGTCAGGTTCTCAATGGCTTTTTGAACCTCGGGGAAGCCGACCTTTCCGTCTTCAACAAGTTGTTTGACTTGATTTTCAGCTACGCCGAACTGTTTGGCGAGTTCTTCCATAAGAGGAATACCACGCCCCAAAAATTGATTGAGGTCAGCCGTGTACAAACGTCCCTGAACCATCGTTGTTCCGTACAGATAGGCAAGGTCGTTGATAGGGATTGAAAGCCCGGCGGCGATGTCCCCGAGGCGTATCAAAGTGCTGTTCACGTCATTTGCGGCGACACCGTAGGCAAGAAGCTGTTTCGCGGCTTGACCGATGTCTTTCAGACCGAACGGAGTTGTGGCGGCTGTCTTGACAAGCTGGGTCATCAAAACATCTGCCTGACCCGCAGAGCCGAGCATGGTTTTGAAAGCGATTTCAAGCTGTTGGAATTCTCCACGGACAGTCGCAACGTGCGTGATGAAATCTTTTATCTGAGACACGGCAAACACACCAGCGACAGTTCTGCCGATTCTTTTGAATGAATCGTCAATCCTTGCACCTTCGTCAACCGCTGTTTGCCCTATACCTTGGAGCAAACGCCGTGATTCGGCTGCGCCTACCCTTAACTGGGAGTTGTCAAGCCCGACACCGTAATTCAGTCTTCCTTTATCGTTGTTCATTGTTTCTGCCTTTAATCACAGGTTTCAAAAAATTTCCTTACTTCTTCCTTATTTCTCGGGTCATCTGCCTTGATAACTTTTTGTTCTTCATCCTTTTTCCCGTCATTTTTCTTTTTGTCGTATGTCGGGAGAATAGCCCCGTACATTATCATGTTCGTATAGCTGATATTGTACAGAACATAGTCAAAGGTCAGATTGTAGCCTTTTGCAAAACCGCCTATGACAGCCCAAATGCTGTCATTCAGTTCTCCACTTTCCTCGGATGAAGAAGATTGAGTTCTGTCAGGAAAGTGGTAAGCCCGAAAAAATCGGCTATCTGCATTCTTGATAAGATTTGGCTTACAATCAGGTTTAGCTCCCTCGGGGGGACATCTTCAAGAAGTTCTTTTGCAAGCTCCGCTTTCTTGTCAATGGTAATTTCAACTTCAATCGTGTATGGGCGGCGAATAAGCCCGCACAGATACCGTTTCTCTTTGATTTGCGGAACTTTTTTCTTTTCTGTGATGCTCTTTGCGCCAAGAATGAGAATAGCCGCTATATCGCCGAGAATGCGGCAGTCTTTCGCTATGGATAATGTTTCTTCAACGACCTTCTCCGTGTCAAGGGCAATATGTGGGAGTTGTGAAATCGCTTCTGAAACAAGTATGAGGGTTGCCGTACTTGCGGGGGCAACCTGATATGACTTTTCGCCTACCTTGACTTCAAAAGGCTGTTCAAGGATGGTTTCAGCAACCGTTTGTTCTATTGTCTTATTCATATCTGACGAATTTCTAAGTTATGATTAGAGACGGGGGTCGGAATCGAACCGACATGCAACCGGGAAAGGCGTTCAGGCTTCACGGCGGATAAACCAGTGTATCAACCCCGCTGAAAGTTTTCTTATTGCGCTTACCCTTTGGGCTTTGTATAAGGCTTCACGGTCTTGCCTGTCTTGGGTTTCAGGCAACGTGCAACGTAATGAAGCATTTTACCGTCAGCGGTTGAATAGCTTTCATCACAACGAACCACGGCACGGTCAATCAGTGCGCCCTCGCATTCTTCGTCTTCGGGAGTTATGCGGAAAGCGTGTTCTCCCGCAATTAACCCGTCATTGTCTTCAAACGGGCGTTCTTTCCCTTTCTTGACAAAGATGTCAAATTCAAGCGTATACGTGTTCTTTCCATAGCGGACATCAACAAGTTCGCCGCCCTCTTCCGTGGCGGTCTTCTCTGTTCCAGCCGTGGGCGTGATTTTCGTTGTGTCTTCTTTCGGAGTGTCTAACTCTTTCCAAGATTCGGGGGAGGCTGGAGCACCATCTTTTGACGGTGTGGTTTCCAGCTTACACTTACCCCATGATAAAACTGCCATACTTATTCGTTTTTAATGTTCTACAATTTATTTGATATTCAGAGGCGCATCATCGCTGCCGAAGAACTCGTAATGAAGTTTCACAACGATGAAATGCTGATTAATGTCAGGTTCAGCCTCCGTGTAAATGGTTTGTTGAAGCCTGAATTTATAACAGGACTTATCAGCGGTCAGGCTGTTTACCCAATCATTGGCGAGACGCTCTATTTTTTCCGTCCGCTGACCGTCTTCAACGAGAACCCCGTCTCCGTACAAGTCAGTATCGGGAACATAGATATTCACGGTAACGACACCTGTCTGGACTTCGTCAGGCAAGCCCGTTGTGAAGATTACCACCGCATCTTCTCTGTCACTGTCACGGGGGCGGTAGCCGCTTCTGTAAACCTCGCCTGAAATCATTCCCGAGAGAACGCTGTCTTTCAGTAGTCGGTACACATCCCCTTGAATCTGTTTTGAAGTCTTAGCCATATAAATTCTGTTTAATGAAATCCGAGTTGCTTCAACATTTGCGGTACAAGACGCTCGGCAAGAAGTTCTGAACTGTCGAGAACATCAAGACCCTTTGCGGACACATAAGAAGCGTAGTTCATGCCAGCCACGACAATAAGGCAAATCCCTTGCGGGAATTTTCTTGCGAGGCTTTTCACATACGCCGCCCCCTTTGAAGAACCGTCCTTGCCTTGTTTCACGGTTTGGAAGCTGGAAGAATGGATTATTCGCCCGTCAACCGTGATAACATAACCGATTGAACTTCTCAGGTTACCCGTGCGGTCTTTGTAAGAATTGGTTGAACGTGCCCGGTTCAAGACTGTCTCCCCGATATACATCAGGTTTCGGATAAGAACTTGTTTCAGTCTTTCAAGCTGCTGTTCCGTGTATCTGTCAATCTCCGACATCGGTGTTAGTTGTGTGATAGGCATATTCTTCTCAGTTATTTTTTGCGAAATCGGCGCATGTGGCGTTTACTTTTCTTATTGGTATGTTTGACCGGGTTAAAAAAGCAAAGCCGACATACAGCCGCAAATCGCTTTAGACCAAAATTCTTACTTCGCACACGGCTTCAAGCGGTTCAGCCTGAATTATTGAAAACGTGCCAATCTCTTTCCCTGACAGGTCTTTCAAGCGTAGCTGTTCCGAGGGAACGGGTTGTTCTTCAATCAGAATTTCATAGGAAGCCACAGTGAAGTGTTCTCCCTTGATAATTCCGAGTTGGTTGAACTTCTTCGCCTTGAACTGACAAGGAATAAGCTCGCCCCACGCCTCGGAGGAAGGTTTGATGGGATAGCCCGTTTCGGGGTCAATCCCGTTCGCTGTCTTTGTCTTGAATTCGATTGTTCCGTTTTGAATAATCATAGCCGAGAGCCTTTATATCCGTAAATAGGTTTGTTTGCGCTGCCGCTGTCATCGTCAAAGTCTTTGTACAAGGCTTTGGCATGATTGCGGAATTGCGTTCTCTGTTCGTCCGTGAATGAATAGGACTGACCGCCCTGAGACACGTCAGGAGCGAAAGAGAGCCACAGAAAAATGTCAGCGGCGGCAAGGTTGTATGCCTTTCCTTTCAGGATTTCCGCTGTTGTTTCCGTGTCAAGGCTCAGCCCCCGTTTCTCTGCCGTTTCAACGAGCGTGCGGAGAGGAACGGGGTACGAGTTCAGCCCTTTCAATGCGTCAATTACTTTTGCCATAGGTCAAGACCGTTTTTTTTATTCCCAATCTTGTGCGTCCGTTCTCACGTAGATGTTACGGTAAGCCGTATCAAATACGGGGATAGCGTCAGCTTGACCGATTGTAACCTCGCTCTTAGGCTCAATCGTACCGTACTTCTTCACGACTGTATGGGCACGCACGGCTCTCAGAATTGTTTCTTCGTTTTCCTGAAGAATGTCATACTGCGTAGAACCGAGTATTTCACTTTCTGACAAAATCATACGGCTGTTCTCAAACGGGTTGCCGGAAGTCTGTGAACCGTCTGAAAATTCACGGGTGATGGTTTGGTCAATAACACGAAGTTGAATACCGTTCAGCCATGCTTGTTTTGCGAGCATGGTGTTTACAGCAGCCAAGTCAGGTGTTTGAGAAATACCGAGGGCATTGGCGGCGAAAGAAGCGCACTGTTTAATGATTTGTTCCGCAGAACAGATTTTGTACAGTTCATCCAAGTTGATGAAAGCGAACTTCAAATTCAGGTTATTATCCTTACCCAGCTTCACAAACTTAGCAAGGTCACCGATAATGTCAGCAGTTGACTTGTTGTTCCAATCAACGGATGATTTGGTTTTCATCTCATCATCCACGTCATAGTCAAGGTCAAATTCATTGGCGTAGGTTGCGTTCGTGGTGGTCGTGAATTTAAGCACACCAGCGTTTGATGCAAGTTTCCATGCAATATATTCTTCCTCCGACTGAACGCCGTTGAAACAGAAGTCAACATCGTTTCCCCAATACTCAACCAACTTTGTTGCGTCTTCGTCCTGAGCAAACGCCAAAGCGGTCTGATAATCCTTAATTTCAGAACGTGAAAGTTCACGGCTGATAGAGATAAACGGAATATCTCCACGTGCGCTCTCAAATATCGGGCGGCGTTTGCGCATGATAGTTCCGTTATCGGTGTGCAGGTCGGCGGCGACATTCTTCTTTTCAAGCTGGTTCGTTAATGTTTTCCAGTTGAAGCCGTTGACTTTCTTGACCGGAAAATGCTTCCCGAAAAGGAAGCCGGAAGCGTCAGCCGAATTCAGGCGGGCTTGAACCATTTGCTCGGTCAAACCCTGAATCATTGTATTTACAATAGTTCCCATAAATTACTTACGATTAATAGTTTATGATACCTTTGAGGTGTTTCATCACGCATTCAGGAAGCGGGTTGCCCTTTGTCACGCCAATAAGCCAAGCGTCCGTGTCAAGGTTTGAGTTTTGCACGATGGGCTTGCCTGTTCCGACAAGTGAAAGCGGTGTGTATTTCAGTTTTGAGGTTTCCGCTGTCGATTCCGCTGCGGCTTCAATGATAAAGCCGCCTTTCTCAATCTTCACTCCAAGAGTGGTCTTGACCTTGATTGTGTCGTGGGTTTTCTCTGTGGTTGTGATAGATATGATAGCGTAAGCCTTGCCACCTTCATCAGCCATGATGAAATCGCCAACTTTGAAATTGTGACCTTTATTTACTTTGATGTCAGTTGCGGTATCTGTCGCTTCTGCCGACAGAACGGCAATCTTCACAACGTGGCAAATGCCGTTGTCGGGTGCGCTCAGTACTGCGCCCTCGTTCAGAAAATCGCCGCCGAGTTCAGAAACCTTGACTGAAACACCGCCGCGAATATCCGCTGTTTTGTGCATGAAGACACGAGGGGTACGTGTGTCTTTCCTGCGTGTTACTGTCATTCCCATTTTTTGAATGATTTTGAGTTAAACATTAGAACGGCTGACCGTCAGCGGGCTTGTTGTCACGGTGTGATATCGCCTCTATCTGCTCTTTTGTCAGTTCGTTCCCTTGACTTGATGAACCGCCGTTCTGTGCGGATGGTCTTCCGAAAACAGCCCCCTTTGCCCGTGTGTCATTGACAATGCCGTCCACCTCGGAAGTGATTTCGCCGACAAGCGTGTTGAACTGTTCATCGGTCAAACCGTCAACAGGGGTACGCTCGTAAGCCTTTCTGAGATTTTCGGGAAGTTTCTCAATGATTGTGGAAAGTTGTTGCTTGCGGGTTGCAGTTGTACGGTCTCCGTCCATTTTGTTCAAACGCTCGGTTATCGTCTTGTTGCTTTCGATAAGAGCCTGTGCCCAAGCCGGAACTTGCTCGCCCCCTGCGGATTGTGTCTGAACGGTTTGCGTTCCTCCCTGCTGACCGCCCTGAGAACCGCTCCCGTTATCAACCTTTTGCCCGTCTTTCAGACCGTATTTGGTTTCATAGGTTTGTACGGCTGTCTGTTGGGCTTCTGTCGCACGGCTGTCGCCGTAGCTTTCAATGATTTCGATAAACTCTTTTGTTACCCCTGCAACGGCAGTTGTAACTTGTTCATCAGTAGTTACAGTCTTGGCGAGTTTGTCGGCAATCCTGTTCAATACATTTGCGTTGACCCCCGGAAATTTGGCTTTCAACGCTTCTAAAATCTTTTGTTTCATAACGACTTCTTTGTTTAACTGATAAGTTTACTGCAACAAAGGTATGGTTTATTTCTTAAAGTGATTACAATATACTCATAAAAATAACGCTTTTTTCTTGTTTATCTCGGTTTTTATGCTATAAAATATACTTTTAAGCTGTTTTGAGATTGTTCATAAAACAATGGAGTTAAATACTACGGAAGTGGAGTTAAGTGGGGTTAAAAATAATCTGTCCAGTTAATTTTTACCCGAAAAAGTTGATTATTTCCAAAATACTTAACTTATATTTGCAATGTGATTAAAATGTAATCACTTTTAAACCTCAAAAAACAGAAATATGAAGACGATAAGTTTAGCATACAGCACAAGAGAAATCAACCGAAATTTCAGAATCAAGGTTTCAGGCGTTGACGGCGAGGGCAATAAGGTTCACAAGCTGGTTGGCGTTTCAGGGGCTATCGCTCTTATCGGTGTTGAAATGTTCAATAAACTTTTGAAGCGGGCTTTCAACAGCGTTGAGGACAAATGCGTATGCAAACTCAGGAGAGGTATCAAATTTTCATTTTATATCAAATAATCAGGAGGACAGAATTATGAAAGACAACATGAACAGTATCATCGAAGCAGCTTTCTGGGCGGGTTTTGAACCAAGTTCAGATGACTTGACAGAAGCCGCCTTGTATGAAGAGGCAAAGGAGTATTTAGAAAAATCATTTCAGTATTAACCAAATAAAATTTTCAATTATGGAAGCAATGACAGTGACAAATGAAAAGACTTTACAACAGGGTTTAAATGATGTTGTTATCAACAAAGTTCAACGGATGATAGACGGGAAAGCCGTTGGGGTTCAGGCTACAATGGAACGCCTTATCAGCGAGGGGAAGATTGCGCAAGATTATATTGCCCCGATAGGTGTTAACCTGAGACAGAAAGACCACAGCCCCGTGATAACATTCAACGGGGGAGAACGCCTGATGATGAATATGCCTGACGGTCAGTTCTCGCTCCATGATAACGCCATAGGTCAGCTTGCCGACAGAATGGGAGTTCCGCAACGCTATCTCAGGCAGCTTGCGCAAGGGGCTACATGGGCGAAAAGCCTTGCCGCCGAAATTCTGAACGAGCATAGCGGATGGACGGAAAGAAGCCGTGTTCTTGTTAGAACCGTTGGGGGACAGGTTCGGGGTGTTCTCTCTGACAGTTATCGCCGTTTGAACAGTGTTGAAATCTTGACCGCCTTTGTTCAGGAAGCGGCAAAGCAAGGAGCGGTTATTTCGGACGCTTATATGAACGACACAAAGGTTTGGGCTGAAACAATTCTGCCACAGCCGCTTGTTATCCCGACAGCGAAGAACGGCGATGTCATCATATTTGCTGGCGCACGTTTCTCAACTTCTGATTACGGGGACGGGGCGGTTGACATGCGGGCGTTTCTTTTGAACGGGGCTTGTCTCAATGGCATGGTTCGTGAAAGTGTGATGAAGCAGGTTCACTTGGGGTCTAAGTTGCCTGATAACCTGAAACTATCCAACAGAACGTATGAACTTGACACGAAAACCACCGTTTCAGCGGTCAAAGACCTGACGAAAGGTTTGTTCGGGAAAGATAATCTGATGAAGAAAGCCTACGAGATACAAGGGGCTTCCGAAATTGATGTTGATTTCGAGCATGAATTGAAGAACCTGACAAAGAACGGAAGTCTTCTGAAACAGGAAAGCAAGGAAGTTGAAAAGATTTTGATGCGCAATGCCCCCGAAGACGGTGTTCAGGGAGGTTCAACCCTTTGGAAGCTCACTCAGGCAATCACGGCTCACGCCCGAGAACTAACCCCTGAAAGAAGCCGTGAATTACATGAAATTTCAGGTTCGCTTCTCAACCGTGTGAAATTACAAGCATAAATAACCATCTCCCGTGAACCCGTCAAAAGCGGGTTTGCGGGTTTAAAAATAGACTGCAATGAAAAAGACTGATTTGACATTTATCGGGGTTGACAGTTGGGACAGACCCGTGTACAAAGACACCAACGGCAAATTATGGAAAGACATTACGCTCGGGAGCGATACGCCTGAGTTATATTCAGCTTGCAATAACGACTTTGAGGGAGAGCCTGATATGCCTATTGAAATGACTTATCCCGATTTTGAATAGTTGACATGATGTTTAACCCGCCCGACAGAGAGCCGTAAAAGCCCTGTGTCGGGCTTAAAAACCGAGAGACAACGATGACAGACGAAAAGAAATTTGAGTTCAATGAAGATATTGACAATGATTGTTTAATGACATGGAAGAACGCCCGGACTTTGGGACGTTATAAAGCCCTCTGTAATGAACGTGATTCGGTTGACGTGAAGAAATATGATTGCTTCTTCGCTTTCGGTAATGAATCATTCGCAAGGGGTATGAAAGGAATACGCCCTTTGAATGACGGGGAGAAGATTTACAGTTTCGGAGCAGGAGGCTATGGCACAAAAGACGGTATAGAACGCCTGTTCAAGTTTTACGAAGACATGGAAGCCAGAATAAAGAGTGAATGTGACCCGCAGGAGGTTTATTGCTATGAATACAATAACCATGAATGTTGCATTGCCTTTGACGGGGATATAGAAGCTATCAGGCTTGTTGCCCGGATATGGGGTGTCGAGACGGCGAAAACAATCAAACGGAGGTCGGCTTTTTATAGAGTTGAAGAACTTTTCAAAAATAATTAATTGAAAAAGTAATGTTTTCTACGAGATAATGTAGGTTTTCTCGTAGAAAACTATGCTTAATTAGTGTTTTCTGCACAAGAAACCCCTAAAGGAGAGGAAAGAAAAGAATATAGAAAAAAATACTACTAACGTAGTATAAAAAAAGACCCTGACGGGTCAGGCGTACACACCCTGATTTTGGGAATGGGGTTCGCCTGACACAAGGTTGGGGCGTTAAACAGAAAAAGACTATGGCGAAAGAGCAAAAGACGATTTACCGGGTTCAGTTCAAAGAACCGCCATTGAACGATGACGAAAGAACAGAGTTCTTCTTCACGTCACTTGCGGCGATTTATGATGTCTTCACGGCAGAGCAAATCGGCTGCAAGGTCAACCGCTTGTACAACATCGGTTTGCCTGACGGTACACCGTATGACGGGAAACGTTGCCTGATAACTCAAGAGGCGATTCACAGTAAGGCGCAGAAAAAAACGTTCACGGGCTGAGAAATAAAATAAGCCCGAATAAGCCGATTTAAGGCGTTATTTTTAGTTAGCTTATAACTTGCACAAGATTGACTGCGAAAATCCAACAGCGGGGCTAAAAACAGGTAAATTGGCGGTATTTGTGATTACAATGTAATCATATTATCCGGTTTATTCGTTTGAGGCTTTCAAAAAACATTCGCTTTTTTTGCGAACTTTCAGAAAAAGAACTTATCTTTGCGGAAGAAAAAGAACTGAATATGGAAATAATCTTCAATGAAGAATATCTTCGGGAAATGTATAATACCGGGCGAACGGATAAGAAACACCGTTTTCAGCCTCAAATTATACGGAAATATATTCGTGTGATAGATTTGATGCGGGACACTTCAAATGTCTTGGGGTTAATGCGATACAACGCATTGAATTACGAGAAATTGAAAGATGATAAAGCGGGGCTTTCTTCTGTGAGAGTGAATGACCAATATCGCATTGAATTCGAGGAACATACCAAAGACGGGGAAACCGTTGCCACGATATGCAATATAACAGATTTGTCAAACCATTATAAATAATTGATTATGATAACAATACAGGGAGTTGACCCTAAAATGATAGCGAACAATATTGAGCCTGCGTTTCCCACGCATCCGGGGGAAATCTTGAAAGAAGAAATCGAATACAGGGGGATTTCTCAACGCAAGTTGGCTGAACGGATGGGCATAGGATATTCTGTTCTGAATGAGATATTGAACGCCCGCCGACCTGTCACTGAAAAAACGGCGATGATGTTCGAGGCTGCGCTGGGGGTTGAAGCTGAACCGTTGATGCGTCTTCAAATGAGATACAATGTGCGTATCGCCCAAAAAGACAAGTCTTTCATGCAGCGTTTGGATAATATCCGCAAGATTGCCGCCGTTCTTTAATGGCGTTGCGATTGCGCCTGAATGCCGGGCGATAATTCAGAACGTGAAGACTTACACCAATTTGGAAAGTAAAGCGTTTATACGTCAAATTCGGAGAAAATAACTTAACAGGTCAGAGTATGGAAACAGTTTTTGATTATAACATAACAGACAAAGAGCGTGAAGACATCGGAATATCTGAAAAGGAGAATTATTTGGCTTTTATTGATGAAGAAAGCGCAAACTGGGGAATTGCCCAGTTGATGTATTACCGTGGCGATAAGAAACAAGCGGCAAAATATGCTGATAAATTGCCGCTTGACTTAAAATTAGATTTTTATCGGTCAGTTACACACCCGTAACACGTTTCATCTTTTGTAATTCATCAGTGAAAGCCTTAGAGGGCTTTTCTATCATGCTTTTAACGAGTTCTTTCGTTGTCTTCAAGTCATATTTACTTTTCACTTGAACGTATTTCACGATTTCCCCGTATATTTCTTCATACGGGGTTTTCAGAATGATGTCTTTGAAATGGGTGTGCGCTTCTGTCTGTGTGACGTTTATATGCTTCAATAGGTTTTGAAAATTAGAAACGAAACGTCCGTAGCCATAACCTCGTTCAATGATTTCTTTGGTGTTGAATGTCTTTCCTCCGAGACTTTGCACGAAGCCTTTGTATGAATGACGGGCACAGAACTGATTGATAGTTTCCATTGAATCCCGTTTCAAAGGCGTTTTGTTTCTCAGGTTCTTCCAACCGACAGCTTGCGCATGGCGTATCTCATGCCATAGGCTTTCAAGGGCGTATTCTTGCTTGAATGTCATATCAGCACCCGTGGATATGGCTTTTAAAGCCCCCTTGACTTCTTCAAGCGGGTTGAATGTCTCGCCGCTGACAAGCTTGAATTCCCGGTTGGCAATCTTGATTGTGTTCCCCGCCATGTTATAAGCCCCTGTGGAGTTCAGATAAGACCGGGAGTTTGCCATAAAGAAACTTACGCCTTTAGCCCGTGTTATCACGACATCAGTCAACCCACCGAGGAATAAATCGGGGTTGTTCTGGGCAAAGGTCTTAATCGTGTTCTGAACCTCTTTGCCCGTGATATAGTTCGGGTCTTTGAGTTTCAGAAAGGCTTCTTTCAGGTTCTCAATAAGCCCCGCATCCTGACCGCCTTTCAGTGTTCCCATGTTCTGAATGAACCTTTCAGGAATAAACTTCACGTTATCACGGATGAAGTACGGAACAGATGACATACGTTTTGCCCGGTCCTCATTATCAGCAAGCCATTGTTTGAAATTGTCGGGAACATCTTTGACCTCGTTCTTGCTGCCTTGAACGGGTTCTTCTCCCGCCATAATACGGCGGTTGTCCTCTGCCATTTCTTCCTCGGTCTTCAGGACTGTTTCGGCATGACACCTACATAACGGATGCCACCCCGTGAACTTGAACGTTTTCGGGTAAAGCCCTTTCAGTTCATCGCAAATGTCCCTGAACGCAACGCCGTTCAAAGTGTGGTTATTACTCAGCTTGATTTCAATTCCGACAACGAAATCAAGGTCTTGCCAGCGGGTATAGTCTGCCGTGCGATAAGCGATGTTCGTTTCTGTGGCGGCGAGGCGGCGGGCGTTCTTGAATGAAGAACGATAAACGCCTTGACCGGGATGAAAAGCCGCCGCCCGCTTGGATAGCTGCAAAACTCCGTGTTCATCCTTGACACGTCTGAACAGTTTGTCGGGGAATTTCAGGTATTGACGCAGTTCTTTCGTCATGTCCTCGGCAGATACGCCGTTTCTCAAACCGACATCAAGACCGAGTTCGATTTCCTCTTTGAACTGGTTCGTATAATTCCATACACGGTCAGATAGGTTCAGCCCGTTTGTCTTTCTTTGAATGAACGCTTCACGGGCTTCATCGTTCGTAGAGAAATAACGGCGGTATTGAGCCTGAGAGAGTTTTCCCACGTTATCCCCGAAGACCTGACGGGCGAGTTCGTTGTTCTTGTTGTTTGATAGCGTCCAAGCGGAGTTTATGCCGTTGACTATCGCCCCCGACAACCCGCTTTTTAGCCCCGACAACAGCTTTTCTATTCTTTTGCGCGTAATTGGATAGTCGCTGAAAGAAAAAAGCCTGTCGGGGTTAAAATCGCTTATGGTCGCACCGATACGTGCGGCTTCTTTGACAGCAGCCTCGTAAATCTGTTCTATGCGCTTGTCAAGGGCTGACAGGTCTTTCAGGTGTTGACGTTCCCATTTATTCAGCCTTGCCATCGTTTACCTCCCGTTTGATGAAATGTTCGCACTGAGGATCTGAGAGAAAGCGACAGAACTTGCCGCCCGTATAGAACGGGCAACGGCACATGAACGGTTTCCCGTTTGCACCTATTTCATGCCAGTCATAGCTATGCCCGCAGTCACGGCATTGAAATTTCGGTTGTTCTTTGGTCTTTGGCGGTTGTCTTCTTCTTGATATTGCCATAATGTCCCCCTTTCTTGTTATTCAGCCATTTCAAGGCTGTCGTACATTTCTTCTTCCTTGATTTCTTTCAGTGTCTTGTCAACGTCATCGGACTTTCCGTAACGCTCAATGGATTCACGTTGGGACATAAGAGGCTTGCCACCGTTGGCTGTCATTAGGTTGTTGATGTCATCCTTTTCATCCGATATCGTGAACGGGGTAATGATGATTTCAGCTTTCAGGGCGTCAATGTCGGCGGCGTAGCTTTCCCCGAAGACAATCTTTGCGAAAGCCTTGATAACATTTATTTCACGGTCGAAAAACTCAATCAGCGGTCCTTTTTCATCGTTGACTTTCAGTTGTGCGTCAATGAACAGTTGTTTCCGGCTCTCTCCTGACAAAGCGACTTGCGACATCTTCTCATAAGACCAATCGGGGAGTTGAAGCATTGTGAAATAGAGGTTTCTCAACTCTGAAACGTGGAATTTCAGGTTCTCAACGGCTTGTTGCCAAGTAACATACTGAGCTGTTGAGCCTTTCGGGTATTGCATGACGGCACGGGCTTCCTTATCAGGACTTTTTTCATCGCCGTATCTTATCGCTTCATCAGCGAAGACACAGAACAGTGGTTTTGAGTTCTCACGGATATAATTACCGTTACGGCTCAAAGACCATTCAATTTCGTAAACGGTATCTGATGTGAATTCCCAAATCGGGAAAGGACGGCAGGCGTAAATTGCGGGGATTTTCAAAAGCGTTATATTTTCATTCTCAATCTCCTGCCATGAACCGCTTTCAGAAGACCATTTGATGTGCTTGTTTGCCGTGTATGCGTCAAAGAACTTCACGGTCTTTCTCCCTTTCTTCCTTTGATAGCCGACTGACATTGCTATCATGTCGCCGTATTCATCGAAAAGGGGGTATAGGTCATCGCCGAGCATAGGGGAGAACGTGCGACAACGGATTTTCAGGGGGCTTTTTCTTCCGTAAAGCGTGTTGTTCTGTTCAAGGGCGTACCATAACGTCATAATCTCGCATCCGGCAAAGAACCTATTCACACGGTCTATGTCAACGCTGTCGATGCGGTTCTTGTCGAGGACGCTTGTTATGAATGTCGCCACTTCTTTCTGTTTGTCGTTCTCAGGTTTGAACACACGCTTGACAGGTATAGCCGTAACCAGTTCTGTCATTCTCTTTGATGCGAGCTTCTGAAAGCCGAGCGCAATGCGGGTCACTTGCTGAATTCCGTCTTCATTCACGATGTCGGGGTATTTCTGTCTATCCATGACAGGGTGAAACTTCGGGTTATACTCCATTTCAAGCCCTTTTCTACCGCCCCAAACAGGGACGTTCACGGTCTTTTCACTCAGGGCGGCAATTTTCTGTTCTGCCGTCATGTCCGAATTTAAAATTTCTTCGATTGTCATTGTTTGATATTTTTTGAATTGAATATTCTGTTTGTTATCTCCGCAGCATTTTCGCAATTCTGTTCACGTTGATAGGTTTCGCATACCGAACGGGATAGAACGTGTTAGCCAAAGCGTCAAATTTGTCAGGGCTTCGCCCGAGGCGTTCTTTTATGTCTTCTTTCGGCTCAATATAAAGTTTGCCGTTTGACTTTACCGAGAACTTTATCTCCGTGGCTTCTTCGTCAAACTTGTCATCCGGCGGTAGCATGGCTCCCGTATTGTTTCTTGGGTTCAGCCAATCACGGACAGCCCAAAACAGATAAGCACGCATGTTGAAGAACTTGTTTTGCCCCGTGATGTCGCTCAGTTCACGCCCGTTAGGGGTCTTTGCGCTCTCTGAGTACTTGCAACTCAGGATATAATGCGGTTCGTCTTCAAGTTCAACGCAACGGCTATAAACGCCCGCACCCTCGCCGATTGTGTCAATGCTGACGTAAAGACAGATGTTCTGTCGGCGGGCAACCATGATTTTTCCAGCCACTTTCATGTGGTCTGCCACTCCGCCTGAATTGTGTGTGTCAAAGGAAGCCACCCAGTTGTCACGGCGAAGGACATAACACGTTGCGTCACGCCCCATGCCCGCCACGTCAACTCCGAGAATATTGAGGTCAGCCCGAAGCGGTTCACGCCCTTTGGCTTGTTTCCAACGTTCATGCGCTTCTTCAAGCCATTGACGGGGAATAAGCGTGTCTTCATCGACTTTCGGGAACAGACCGAGGACTTTCTTTCTGAACAGGTCTTCCGGGCGATACCATTGCCCCTCGAACTCAAAGTCATCCATTTCTGATATGATTTCATCGGGGGATATTTTCTCACACCAATTTTCAAGTTTATCCAACACCCAATCATAGTCAACCTGACCGGGAATAATAATCTTCTTGCTTGCGATATTCGGAGCAGTCAGGCTGTTCAGACGGTATTTGTGCCAACGGTCTCCTTTCTGAGATTTGGCGGCATAGCCTACTGTCTTGTTTGGGTTGAAGACAAGAAGAATACGGCTGTCGCCCTGCAGGTTTCCCTCTATGGCGGCAAAGGTGTCATCCCCGATACCTGTAGCCTCGGTTACGACAAACATCGTGTGAACCGCATGAAAACCTGACCACGCTTCATGGTTGTGTTCATCAGCCTTGAAGCCTGTCAGGAACCATTCATCATTGTTTGTTCTTATGTCATAGGCGTTCAGTTTGCCTATAAGTTCAACGCCACGGGCTTTGGCTCTGTTGAAAAGGCGGCTTATCTCAGGCATCATGATGTTTTTTACTTGACGGTCTGTCGGGGCTGTCAAAGCGACTTTGGTATTTTCAACAAGTTCTATTTCGCCCAAACTGTTCTTTCTCCAGCGAGGGGTAAGATACAAGAAACAGATAGCGGCACAAGCCGCCACGAAATCTTTTCCACGGGCTGTGCCTGATGCAACCGATGTTCGCCTGTTGTGCTGAACGCTTGACAGTATTTCTTGCTGTTCTTTGTCAAGGGTCACTCCGAGGGCTTCACGGACAAACCTGTTCCAGTCAGCCCGCCATAGGTTCATCAGTTCAAGACCTTTCTTGCGGAGAATATCTTTATTCTGTTTCTTCATTGAGTTATTTTTTGCTGATTCGCCCTGTGCCGGGCTTTCGTTTTCAAATGGTAACTTTATACGAATGAATTATTTCAGAGCCACATTCGGGCGCAATCGGGGTTATTCTGCTTCGTCCTGCGTTTCGGCTTCATCCAACAAGCCACTTTCAATCAGCAGAGAGGCGAAAGATACATTTCCGTTGATGTCTTTTTTTTCGGGAGCGTAAAGACCAAGCAACTTACGCCGTTCTTCAAGTTGTTTCCTGATTTCGGCGATATATGACGGGTCTCCGAGCATGATAACCTCCGTTTCCGTGCGCTCTGTCTGATACGTCCTGATTGAAGTCTGCCCCGTCTCGTTGTCACGGGCAGGAGAGCCTTTCTGCTTGCGTTGTGTCTTGTTGTAGTCGGTCTTTGACTTCTCCCATTGTTCCCACAGTTCCCGACAGGTTTCATCGATACGTTCAAGTTCAAGCGTTAGGGCAGCGTCCATGTCTTCAAGCCTGTTCTCCCGCCATTCATCGAGAAGCGTTTGAACGTCTTTATGCACGGTTGCGAGGGAATAAGAAGACAAGTCAAGACGCTTCACAACCTCTGATTGGATTTTTCGGAGGCTGTAACCCCGCTTATACATTCCCGCCACTATTTCGAGACGGGCTTGTTTCAGTTGGTTTCGTTTCTTTTCCTGTGCTTTGCTCATAGCTCTTTTGTCATTGATAGAAATTTCAGATAAAAGTCAAGGTTGCAGCTTGACAGTTCGATGTATGATTTCCCGAACTCAGGGAACGTGTGAACAGCGAAATGGCTCTCAGAAAGAAGCCACAACGCCGTGTATCCCTGCGGGCTGAAATGATGTTCTGTGCAACTCAGAACATTGAACCCTGACTGTTGGAGAAGTTCATCAAACATCTTCCGTAGGGCTTTCGGGTCTGTTTCTTTGACCCATTGAGCATGGTTCCAAATTTTAGCTTGCATAATCAATCATTTTCGGTGGTTTCATTTTCAGAAGAGGTTTCAGTGGCTTCAAACTGAACCATGTCTTCATCTGTGTACTCTATTTTCGGGTATTCTTTCTTGATGTCTTTCGGGTTTCCCTTGAAGAATACAAGGATATGTTGGTGTGTCTTTGCGACCTTTCTTGTCTCCATGTATCGGGCGGCTCTTAGGGCTGTTGATGCGGTTTGTTCAACAAGGATGATTTCGTTATACAGGAGAACGCCCGCTTCTTTGAATATCCGTTTTATGTCGCCGCAGAAGTCATAATAAAAGCCCGTCTTCCGGTCACGGACATCGCCCACACAGATGACGGCAAAACGGTTCTTCTTCAAGCATCCGACAGCCGCCGTGAAAGCGTTCCTTAAAATCTGAATGAAGTCTTCATAGCTTCCCTGATTGCTTGCGTCATTCGGGAGGTCTGAATAAACTTCAAGGTCAAAGTACGGCGGGCAACTGAACAGGAGGTCTTGGCTTTCAGGCTCAATGTGCTTTGCCACGTTCTGACCGTCATCGCAAATGTAACGGGCGGTCATTTCAGCGACACGCTCGTTGTTCAGGTTCGCTTGCTGTTCTCTTAGTTCAATGCCTGTGAATTGGTTGCCAAGGTAAGCGGAAACAAAGCCGAAAACGCTATCGCCAGCGAAACAGTCAAACGTCTGACAGTTCTTGAACCCGAACCAGCGGCAAACGATTTCAGCCATAACAGGGTCAAGGATTGAAACGCCCTGAGCAACGATTTTTGACTGTTCACGTTCAAGGTCTTCTTTTGGAACGTACTTTTCGATGTACTCTTTGAACGTGATACCGAGTTCTTTTCTGTGTTCACGGGTTCTTTGATACAGGTCTTTGTACTTGATTTCAAGGCTCGTTACAAGCGTGTCATTACGGCTTTCGCCCATATCTCCAATGATGTCATACCACTTCTTTTTACGGTCTTGCCAATAACCTTTGCGAGTGTCAAGGATTGAGAATGGAGGAACGACAAAGCGGTCAAACAGTGATGATTCGGGTGCGCTGTTCGGCAGGGAGGAAGAACCGTTTCCGCTTTCGCTTTCTGACTTGTCTTCCCACAGGTCTAAGCCCCAATCAACAAGTTCATCCGTGTCCCATTCATTAGCGAGAGCGTCCATGTCCCACTCTCCATAACCCACGTTGTCTTTGATGATGAACTCCCGCTGTTCTGCGTCTGTCAATTCAGAAGCCTTGATAACATGGGCTGTCGGGCTGTCAAGCCACTTTTCCCAATGACTGCGTAAAAGGTCTCGTTCCGCTTCTGTCTTCTGTGCGTATCCTGAACATTCCCCAAGCCGGGTGTTTATTTCAGCGGGAGACATTTCAGCGATAGCGGACAAAGCCCGAAGACGCATATTCCCACCAAGAACCGTGAACGTGTTGTCAACGACTATCGGGCGAAGTTCAAGCATCTTCGGGAGAATGAGAATAGACCTAATCAACTTTTCAAACTTGTCATTCTTGATTGTACGGGGATTCGCCCCGTTAACCTGAATTTGTGAAAGATGAATCGTTTCTGTTTTCATACTCTTTTTTGCTTAGTGATTACATTGTACGCACAAAAATATGAAAAAGTGAGTATAATGTAATCACTTTTAGGCAAAAAAGGGGCTTTTTAAGGGGTAAAATCATTCAAAATGGCTGATTTCATCAAATCAAGGGTCTTTTTCTTGTACAAGTCATCAGGCGTTGTTCTGAACACACGCCAGCCCATGAGCGTAGCCGTATTATATTTCTCAATGTCTCCGAGAAAACCTTTCGGGGAAGTGTGCCGCCCGCCCGTCCATACGCCACCCTCAACTTCAAGGGCGATTTTGTACTCAGGCACGGCGTAATCAAACCGCCACTTCCTGACTGGGTGAAATTTGAACTCTTTTACGCACTCTACTTTTAAATCGGTCTTACAAATAACCGTGAAAACGTCACGTAGAGGCGGTTTTGCGGCTGTCTGTCGGCTTTTCTTTGTTTTTGCGATACTTTTATCAGCTTTCATGTTTTAACGTGATTTTGGGGGTTGTTCAAGGGTAGGGAAAACAGAAAGGGGATTGCTCCCCTTTTGTCTATATTCCTTTTCTTGTCATCAGAACGGCAGGTCATCTGTGTTTTCGACAGCTTGCGCCCCGTCAAATGTTGAATTAACGTTCATCTGTGGGGCGGCTTTCTTCACGAGCGGTTTCATGCCGCCGATAATCGGGAGGGATTGTCTCTGTTCTTCTGACAGGGCTTCGTATATCTCCTTGTCAAGTGACTGTTTGATACAGTGTGTTTCTTTGTACTGCGGGTTTTCCATTTCTATGGCTGTCAGGTTCAGATACACGCCTTTTTCCCCGACATAAAGCCCGCTATCGTCAACCGGGATGACAAGGCAGCGTTTGGTTTCCGTGCGCCCCTTGAAGTTTGTTATAAACGCCCCTTTCAGTTTCAGAAGGTCTTCTTTGATTGAAAAATTGCCCATAATTTCTTGTTTTTTATTCGATTAAATATCCGTTTTCTGTAATAAGTTCACTTCATTTGCGTTCAGGCTCTCAGGCTTAATGATAGCCCTTTTTCTTCGGGTTGCTCCGGGTTCTGAGCCAATAGGGTTTCCGTTGCCAGTGCTTCCGGGGGTGCAGCCGTTCTTTGTACGGTGGGAGCGGTTCACGTTTAATGGGTTCAGAACGTATTTCATAATCTTCAAGGTTTATTCTTCCTATTTCGTACTTCAAACTGTGTTCAATGGCTTTTGCCGTCAAACATTCAGCCCCGAGCTTTGCTATTTGTTTGACAGCCCGTTCAATCTCAGCGATAGACAT